GATCCAAATGGCATGGGCATGGGGTCGTTCGAACTAGATTGGAACGAAAAGTTTATTGCTGATCTAGTTAGACATGGTTACATGATGGATCAAAATGATACTGATGCTGACATTGTAGATCGTTGGTTTACTAATGTATGCCGCAATGTAGTATTGGAAACATATGAACAGTACGAAGCCATGAATAATCGTGTGGTTAAGTCTAAAGATGTTGGTGGTGGTATGAGTGAGGTTGGATAGTATCAACTAATTCTAAATGTAGTTTGACTTTTAATACTTGGACTGCTATACTAACATATGAAATATATTCTTATCGACACAGCTAACCTTTTCTTTCGTGCTAGGCATGGTGCTTTCCGTGCGGGCGACACTTGGGAAAAGGTAGGATTCGCCCTACACGTCACACTAATGGCTGCTAATAAAATGGCACGCCGCTTTGAAGCTGACCATGTAGTTTTTGCCCTAGAGGGGCGTAGCTGGCGCAAGGACTTTTATAAGCCCTATAAAGCTAACCGTGCAGTGGCTAAACAAGCACTCACAGAGCAGGAATCCGACGAGGATAAAATGTTCTGGGAAACGTATGATGCATTAACTAAATACTTGGGCGAGAAGACCAATTGTAGTGTTATACGATGTCCCACCGCAGAAGGCGATGATATTATAGCTCGCTGGATAGCATTACACCCTGAAGATGAACATGTCATTATCAGTAGTGATACCGACTTCGTTCAGTTAGTAGCACCCAATGTCAAACAATATAACGGTATAACCGACGAACTAATCACCCTTGAAGGAACCTTTAATGATAAAGGAAAAATTGTTATCGATAAGAAAACTAAAGAACCTAAGCCGCCAGCTAAACCGCAGTGGCTACTCTTCGAAAAGTGTATGCGCGGCGATTCAACGGATAACATCTTCTCAGCATACCCGGGAGTACGAGTTAATGGTACTAAGAAGAAGATTGGACTTACGGAAGCATTCGAGGACCGTGGCAAAAAAGGATACGCTTGGAACAACATGATGTTACAACGTTGGACTGATCCAGATGGTGCAGAACATCGTGTGCTGGATGACTACAATCGTAATGTAACATTAGTTGACTTGACTGCACAACCCGAAGATGTTAAGCTGACTATTGATACCAGTATCAAGGAACAGGTTAGTCACAAGGATGTGGGTCAAGTAGGAGTACGTTTCTTACAGTTTTGTGGGAAATACGAATTAGTTAAATGTAGTGAAAATGCCGAAGCATTTGGCAGTTGGATGAATAAAACTTATAGTGGAATATTAAATGCTTAATTTTTTGTTTGGTATAGGGACACTTATTATAGCGTTATTTGTAATATCGTTAACTTTTATACTAGCAAAACAAGATAAAGATCGTGTTACGATAACATATGATTGCCGTATGTTGCAGGGAAACTGGCATCCAGATTTTCCAATAGCAGTAATGGAAGAATGTAAAAAGAGGATAAAGTAATGAAAGATAATATTAGAGAATCAAAATATAAAGTAGGAGATGTAGTAAGAGTACCATGGGTTACTGAAACTTTTACAATAACAGAGGTAGTGTATGATCTTACAAAGCACTCACCAGATACCCATATGTATGTAGCCGCAAATGCCGAAGATTTTGGACTTTGGTTTGAATCAGAATTATCTCTATATAAAGACGGAGATGGAGAATGAGTTTAATTGCCAAACCTGTAATAGACAAACAATTTTGGATCTTGCAACAAGATAACAACAAGATCGGCAATATCGAAGCATGTGATGGCGGATATCAGGTTAAAATTAATAATCAAGTAGTAGCGCAATATAAAACTATCAAATTAGTTGAACGCAATATCAATGTTACTTTTGAAACCATACCCAAGCCAGAAAAGAAAACTTCAAACATAGTACATGGTTATCAAGCAGCAGGTCGAGTACATAATCCCATGTGGGACGTACAGCATAAGTTACCCGTGTACAACAAACAAAAGAAAAGTAAAAGCTGGTATGCTGCCGGTTGGTATACCGTTAAGAAAGGTCGCCATTGGACAGCTGAACAAGATCCTAAACTAATCGTTCTCAAACGATACCCTTATCAGGGACCATATCATACTAAACAAGAGGCAGAACCTAAATGAATACAGTAAAGAACATACGAGATCAAGACATAGTTGCTGTACTAGAAAATGCTGTCAACTATGGACCACCATGGGAAACATTGTACATAGCAGCCTTACAAGAAATTACAGAATTAAGAAAACAAGTATTAGAGTTAGGCGGAACATTACCTGAATTGACATCTCCAATGACTGGTGCCACTAACACACAACGAGTTACTTACAAATTACCACAGGAAAATTAAAATGACCAATCCATTTCACGATCAAGACAAATTCATGACAGCATGTGAGCAAACCATCACAGGCATGAATGATGAGCAGTTTAAGATGTATTGTAATTTAATTACAGAAGAATATACCGAACTATCAGAAGCTATCGCTGCTGGTGATCCAGTAGAAACGCTTGATGCACTAGTAGATATTTTAGTAGTTACCATTGGTGCTATCAATAGTATGGGTGCCGATGGTGAAGGCGCATGGCGTGAAGTGATGGCGTCAAATCTTTCTAAAATTGATCGTCAGTTGGGTAAGGTTCGCCGCAGGGAGGATGGAAAAATTCTCAAGCCAGAAGGTTGGACTCCACCTAATCTGAAAAACTTCCTAAAGAGAGAACATTGAGTATACACTTACAAAAGTTCATTGAACGGGTACGTGGGAACGATGCAAGGGGAGGCAAAGATTTTGTCATGCCCATGAAAGATGCCAAGGGAATGGCGGCTGATTTGACTGAATTACTGTTAGAGCTTAGGACTCTAAAGGAATCAGCATTGCAGCCCCAAAAAGAAGAGGTTATTGAGATTAAACTGTCGGGCGGTAAGTTTTAATAGCAGTATATTATTGCTAAATAATAGACTATGTCTAGACCTAAACCTCAAGTTCTTGCTGAACTTACTAATAAGCAATACAAATCAGAACAGATTCTAGCATCCGCCGGAATCTGGGCTGTTTATTTTGATAGCAAACCTATCAATATTAAAACGGCCAATATACTGGTTCAGTATCCCGGACCCAAGTATAAGAAGGTATCGTTCTCCAATCCCGGGCACGCTATTAATCTTGCCAAAAAACTCAATATACAATTCAAGACTGATAAATTTTCAGTAATATTGTTGAAAGAAGGCCAGCAAGTTTATCCCTAGGGATTGGTATGCGAGATAAGCGAAAATTTACAGCAGAGCTATACAAGCACTTTGAAGGATTTTCGGATATGACTACAGCTAAAGATCTGTATCAGATTATTTGGGAAAATACAAGAAAAGAGGGTGGGTTTCGGTTAACTACCGAGGGTTATAGTTTACTGTCTAACTATTTGGAGTTGGAGAATCACAAGGTCAAACTTGATGCAATAGATTTTTATGAGTCAAAGATTTTACTGACACTGGATCGCAAATTAAAGTATCCATATTATATTGACAACATAAATTTCACAGTAAACCCTACAGTTATTACCATGATGTTTTTTGATAGTAAGGAAGCTATGTTGGCTATATTGTACGGGAATATACAAAAATTCCTTGACAATTATAGTTAATGTAGTTATAATAGTGTTTAAGTTGCCCCTGTAGCTCAGTGGTGAGAGCAGGCGACTCATAATCGCTTGGTCGGGGGTTCAAATCCCTCCGGGGGCACCAAGATTAATAAATAGTATTGAAGAATTGTTGTATGAAGTAAAGTAAAAAGTGTTCCGGCTTTGCCTGAAAAGACAGAGCCGAACTCTCGTCCTACATAAATACAATTATGTATTATTATATCTACCAAATCACTAATTTAACGAATGGTAAGATTTATGTCGGAAAACATAAATCATCACTACATCCATCTATAAACGGATATTATGGATCCGGCAAACAGATAATGTCTGCCATACAAAAATATGGCATAGAAAACTTTAATAAAGAAGTCTTATACTATTGCTCTTCATTGGAAGAAATGGCCGTCAAAGAAGCAGAAATCGTTACAGAAGATTTTGTGAAAAGACACGATACTTACAATATGCACAAAGGTGGCCTCGGAGGATGGGATCACTGGAATGGTAGTGATGAACATCTTGAAAAATCTAGATTAGGTGGAAAGAAAAGTGCTAGTAGATCTAATAATCCATTTAAAGATCCTGAGTTTCAAAAAACAGTAGAATGGTCAAGGGCTCCTGATAGAATGAAAACGATAGGACAAAAAGCAACTACGCCAGAAGCAAAAGCTAAACGAAAAACTACATTTTTAAAAATAGGACATAGTCAAGGTGAAAAAAATTCGCAGTTTGGGAGAATATGGATATCTAATATATTGACAAAGGAAGTGAAACGTATTAGAATAAGTGATATTATTCCAGAAGGTTGGGTTAGAGGTAAAAAAGGACACCTTGCCAAGGAATGTTGGGTAAATAATGGTATCAAAGAACATTTTATAGATTTAAGTAAAAAGCAGGAATACTTAAATAATGGGTTTAGTAGTGGTAGACTAAGGAAGAGTATGCCACAAAATAGAATTGTAGTTTAATGCTTTAAGAGAAAGGTGCTTCGGACGGGAGGGGCAGAGCCTCCCCGGGTCCACCAGAAAGAACTCTCCCTAGTGATCTGTAAGCTAGTGGAATTAGTAAT